GTGGCTTAACTTGATCTTTGAAGGAATGGACCATATCAAGATGCTCTTTAGAGAGTATCCTTGGATTAACTTCCTTAGAGTTGTTAATTTCCATTACTTGAAACTTTTTAGGTCTCAACATATGGAAATTAACAACTCTAAGGAAGTTAATCCAAGGATACTCTCTAAAGAGCATCTTGATATGGTCCATTCCTTCAAAGATCAAGTTAAGCCACTAAGAATTTGTCTTAATGACATATTAAGCAAGATCCCTTGTATGAACGAACCTCGTACTAGACAGGCATTACTAGATTTTATCTGTAACGGTATCGTCTACCGCGGTAATGGCTTTTTAAAGCAATACCGTCCTTTACCAGTACTTGGGGCGAGAATCTTAGGAAGTGATTCAGATATTGACTTCAAAAGCCTTGGCTTCGAAGTCGCCTCTGGAGGTTTTCCAAAACACTTTGCCCCCCTTTTCGATCGTTTGAGGTTATTTAGAAATAAATACATCTCGATGGCACGGACTGGGACATTACATTACTTACGTGATAGTAACGGTGAAGTCACTATGGGTTCAGTAATTAAGGAGCAAGACCGCAAGGAATTGCAACTTATTATGTCAATCCTTTCCTTCTCACGTTTTATAGTCCTAAAACTCTCTGAAGAGCGAAAGACTGAGGAACTCCTTAAATTTAAACAGAGGATAACTAAAGTTGTTGAACCTCATGAGTATTATGCTTATGAAATCGCTTCAGGCGCTTTGCTCAGGCAAATGGAAAACCATTGGCCGTCAGATCCTAGTCTCTTTGCAGAGCTAGAACTGGATTTGAGTCAAAGAGGATACAAGAAGGATCGACCTCGCGGAGTCCCGAGGCACACACTGCCTGATGCATTGAGGATCATTGCGGATCACCATATTAATGGATTTTTCCTTGACGATTCACCGATTGCAAAAGCTACAGTGCTCACTGAACCGGGCGGTAAAACGCGCGTTATAAGTGATTATAACGGCTTAGTATCATCATCGAACCTAGAATCAAAAACAGATTCTATTCTGAAGATGTTTTCTAAAGAGGGGAATGATTTCAAGTTTAATCACGAGTTAGGCCGGCAAAAAGCTAGACGCTTATCTGCAGACATGGTTAAAACCTTCGGCTCGCCAACGGAAACCAATCGCAATAAGCAGCAGACTGCCCTTAAGGAACAAGAGGAAACTCTTCTCGTATCCGCCGATTTAGAGGCATTTACAGATTCTATCGTACCTGGCGCAATCCAAGTAGTCTTTGACTTCTTGAACGCTAACAGTATGATTGGAGTTGCCTATCAACCGATTTACATCAGTGATGAGGTTGTTTCTCCGCAAAGGCTCTTAATGGGCTTCAAGGGGACTTTTGAGTCAGCTACCATATTACACCATTGTCTTGTACGCTCTTGTCTAACTCCCACAAAGAGGAAGCTCGACCATACTTTTGGTAAGGCGGAGGGGCGAGTAATTAATACTTTCCCTCAATATGCAATGGTAGGTGATGATCTCTGCGCACATATGACAGATGGTCAACTGCGGCATTATGTTGAAATGGCTAGAGGCATAGGTCTTAAGTTACAAATGACTAAGACAATAATCTCAGACTCTGTTTCGACTTTCTGCGGAAAGTATTACTTCTTCGGGAGTGATATCTCACCTATATGCATAAACATGCACAAGTTGTCAATGCACGATCAGATCACTTTTAATGTGGCTATCGGCACTACTGTGAGTGAGGCACGTAAATTGGGATCCAATATGATTTCAGCCATACGTAAAGTATGTGCTTACTTCTATGGTATCCGTTTTCGAGGTAGACCCATGCCTAGTGCATTACCAGCTAAGCTGGGGGGTCTAGACTTCTTAGGAAGACGTCTAATCGACGTTATACGAAGGAAGTCTTTCACACCTTATATACGTGTACCCGACGATGAGGACCCTTTGGACAAATTCAGAGAGTATACTCGCGACTTCCGTATACCATGGGAACATAAGGACTATAAGCCCTTGTTCTACTTTGCGTATCCACTTTCACGTGGACCTACCATGAAAAAGGTAGTTAAGAAGTCTAGTAAATACTTAAAGGTTGCTAACAATCTTTTGAAGGGATTGCTACAAATACTCACATATTTCTATAAGGACCTCCTTTCAGAGGACCTTAATGATTATGTGCTACGATCGGGTTTTTACCTTGAATTCGAGAATCTAGTTTTACTAGATTGAACTTAGTTCCTCCTTGAATCATGTGTAATATCTCTTTTGTACATTAGGAAAATGTAGAAAAGATATTATCTAATATCTG